AGTTTCATGCACACTATCAAGGCTGAAGAACGTGAAGTTCTAAGGCGTGTTGTTAAAAAAGTACATCTAGCATACCATCCTAAAGAGTTCTGCACTGACCTAGAGGCTGACAAGGTTATCGCAACCATCGGTCCTGAGATTGTAGAACGCATGATTAAGTTTGGTAAGGATCACAAGGTTGACCAGCTTTAAGTACAAGCCTGATGGCGAAGTCTTGAAAGCCTTTATGAAGAACGAATCGTTCTTTCGTGGCATACGCGGTCCTGTTGGGTCGGGTAAATCTGTAAGCTGTTGCGTTGAAGTATTCCGCAGAGCCTTACAACAAGAGCGAAACAAAGATGGTGTACGCCGTAGTAGGTGGGCAATCATTCGTAATACTAATCCACAGCTAAGAACAACTACGATCAAGACATGGCTTGATTGGTTTCCCGAAGAAGATTGGGGCAAGTTCTTATGGTCTGTGCCTTACACTCATTGGATAAAACAAGCTGACTTAGAGCTTGAAGTAATCTTCCTAGCCCTTGATCGACCAGAAGATGTCAAGAAGCTATTGTCCCTTGAGCTTACTGGCATCTGGATCAACGAGGCTAGGGAGATACCTAAATCAATTATTGATGCGTGTACTATGCGTGTTGGGCGTTTCCCTTCTATGCGTGATGGTGGTCCTACTTGGTCTGGTGTTATAGCTGACACCAATGCACCCGAAGAAGATCACTGGTGGCCTATTATGTCTGGTGAAGTTCCTATCCCTGACCACATTCCTCAAGAGCAAGCCAAGATGTTGGTCAAGCCTGATAACTGGTCTTTCTATGTGCAACCAGAGGCCATGATAGAAAAGACAGATGATAATGGTGGCGTGTTAGAATATCTGCCAAATAAAAGTGCTGAAAATAAACAGAACATGCTTAAGACATATTATTCTAATCTTATACGCGGTAAGACAAAAAGCTGGATTGATGTGTATGTAATGAATAGACTTGGTACAATCCAAGAAGGAAAGCCTGTATATCCTATGTTTGTTGCAGATACGCACATAGCTAAAGAAGAAATACCAGTTGCAGATGGTGTGCCTTTGTATGTGGGCATTGACTTTGGCCTTACTCCTGCGGCTGTCTTTGGTCAGAAGGTTAGAGGCAGATGGCTTATACAGTCAGAGATTGTGGCTATTGATATGGGCATTGTTAGGTTTGCTGAATTACTGCGCCAAGAAATAGCAACTAGGTTTGCTGTTCTAAATGATGTTCATATCTATGGTGATCCTGCTGGTGACTTCCGCGCACAGACTGATGAAAGCACACCTTTTCAAATACTTAGGGGTGCTGGCCTAAGAGCAAACCCAACTCATAGCAATTCTGTTGATCTTAGACTTGAAGCTGTCTCAAGCAACCTAAACAAAATGGTCGAGGGCAAGCCAGCATTTATGATTGATCGGCGTTGCCCAACACTAATCAAAGGCTTTGAAGGTGGCTATGGATACAAGCGTATGCAAGTATCTGGTGAAAGGTTTGATGATAAGCCTGACAAGAATATGTATTCACACATCCACGATGCTCTACAATACTTAATGCTGGGTGCTGGTGAGGGCAGACAGTTAATATCTGGTCAAAGACAAGCCAAGGCTTTTAATGCCAAAGCAGAGTATGATGTCTTTGCTAGGAAGCCAAAGCAAACCAAACGGCATGGTTTGTGGGCTAGAATGTAATTTGTGAGTTGCAGACTGCAATAAATTGTGGTTAGGAATAGATAGTTATAAAGGAGATAGCCATGTGTGTAGGTCGTGGACCTAAAACGCCCTCAGTAGATCCTGCTATTAAGGCACAGCAAGAGGCTGATAGAGCTAAAGCACTTGAAGAAAAGAAGGGTGCAAAGCAAGAGGCTCTTGAAGAAACTGTAAAAAGTATGCGTAAGGGGTCAGGACGCAGATCTTTAATAAGTGGATCTGGTGGTGGTGTTGGATTTTATAACAGGTTTAATCAATGATAACATATACAGACACATCATCCTTTGGTGGATCTGGTGGCGGCAATGATAAAGTTGCCGCTATGTATTTGAAAAAATACGAAAAAGCTAAATCTATGCGTGAAAACTTTGTACCACTCTTTGAGGAGTGTTATGAGTATGCGCTTCCACAGCGCGAGTCGTTCTATTATGAAACGATTGGTCAGCGCAGGGATGATAAAATCTTTGATGAGACTGCCGTTGTTGGTGTGCAAGAGTTTGCATCCCGCTTACAACAGGGTCTTGTGCCTAACTTTGCACGTTGGGCAGACTTTACATCTGGCAGTGAAGTGCCACCTGACTCACGCGAAAGCGTTGATAACGACTTAGATGAAGTCACAGAGTATGTGTTTGAAGTAATACAGAACTCAAACTTTGGTCAGGAAGTGCATGAGTCATTCATGGATCTGGCTGTTGGTACTGGCGTATTGAGCGTTGCAGAAGGTGATGCAATCAATCCTGTAGTGTTCTCTGCTATACCGTTACCGCATGTTGTGCTTGATTCTGGTCCTGATGACAAGATCGATCATGTATATAGAGAAAGACAAGTTCGCGCATCTGACATTGAAATTATGTATCCAAAGGCGAAGATTAGTGACAAACTTACTAGCAAGATTAACAACTATCCTGATGAACGCATTAAGATACTTGAAATCGTTTGTAAGGATTACACAGTTAAAAACGAAGATGCCTACCTTTTCTATGCTATCGAATGTGATACCAAAGAAATTGTTAAAGAGGAAAAGTACCGAGGTGTTGGGTCAAATCCTTTTGTTTGCTTCCGTTGGTCAAAATGTAGCGGCGAAGTCTATGGGCGGGGTCCTCTCATCAATGCGCTTAGTGCTATTAAAACTACAAATCTTACGATTGAACTTATACTTGAGAACGCGCAAATGGCTATCTCAGGTATATACCAAATGGAAGATGACGGAGTAGTTAACCCAGATACAATTAACTTGGTTCCGGGAACGGTTATACCAAAAGCTACTGGATCACGCGGTCTTGAGCCTATTCGTGCGGCTGGTTCGTTTGATGTAGCTAACCTTGTTCTTTCAGACATGCGCTTGAATATTAAACGTGCGCTATACAATGATATGCTTGGTAATCCTGATCGTACTCCTGCTTCTGCTACAGAGGTTGCAGAACGTATGTCAGATTTATCTCGGCGTATTGGTTCTGCCTTTGGCAGACTACAAGCAGAACTTGTTCAGCCTGTTCTTCAAAGGGTGGTGTACATTCTAAAGAAGCAGGGGCGAATTGATCTTCCGACTATTAATGGTCGTGAAGTAAAAGTACGTTCAGTATCACCTCTTGCACAGGCACAGGCCAATCAAGATATATCCTCCGTTGCTCGTTGGCTTGAGCTTGTGCAGGGCAGTTTTGGTCCAGAGGTAATGAACCTACTTATTAATTCAGAAGATACCGCCGCTTACTTAGCAAAGAAGTTTGGCGTCCCTGATACACTGATCCGCGACCTTGAGGAACGCAGACAAATGGTGGCTATGGCACAAGCGATGCAACAGCAACAAATGTCTCAACCTCAAGAGGAACAGATAATTGGTACGCAACAATAACGCATATCTAGGACTTGATGGTTATCAGCGTAAGAAAGAAGAAGATGTTAAGATTAGCTTGAATCTAGCTAGTCTGTTTAGCACCGATACTGGCGCAGAAGTCTTACGCTATCTAAGATCAATCACAATAGAACAAGTTCATGGTGCAGGGGTTTCCGATGCGGAACTGCGCCATATGGAAGGTCAGCGATATATCGTTGGCCTCATTGAATCACGCATCCGTCACGCACATAGGGCAAAAAACGATGAATGAAGAAGCGCAAGTAGAAGCACCACAGGAAAGTGATGTTGTTACTGAGGGCGGCGATCCGTTATTGCAAACGGAATCAGAGCGTCCTGAGTGGTTGCCAGAAAAGTTTAAGACCGCAGAAGATCTGGCTACAGCATACTCATCACTTGAAGGCAAGCTAGGTCAAAAGGACGAGGAAGCTAGAGATGCTTGGATGAAAGAAATCCAAGAAGAAGCATTTGCTAATCGTCCAGCAGAGGTAGGTGATTATCAGTTGCCAGAAGGTTTTGATGAAACTCAAACAGAAGGCAATGAGTTGCTTAACTGGTGGGCTAATCAATCATATGAAAATGGCTACAGCCAAGAGGAGTTCCAAGAGGGCATACAGATGTATATGGATGCTTTGAACGCTGATGTTCCTGACTTTGAAGCCGAGACTGCAAGGCTTGGTGACAATGCTTCTGCAAGAACAGAAGCGGCTAGTTTGTTTGCTAACCAGTTTTTTCCAGAAGAACACATAACAGCGATAGAGCGTATGTGTGAAACTGCTGATGGCATTATGGCTCTTGAGCATATTATGGAGCAAGTTAAGCAGTCTGGTCCTGCTGGTAGTGCAGAAACAGTCGCACAAACAAGCGAAGCTGAATTAAAAGCGATGATGTTAGATCCACGGTATCATGATCCTGCTAGGCGTGACGCACATTTTGTTAGCCAAGTAGAATCAGGTTTCAAGAAAATCTATGGCTAAGGATCTAATCCGAGTTGGTAGGCTCTCGTTAAGCAAAAGCCTACCCTATCACGCAGAAGCAATAGCAGACGACTTACGACTGCATGATCTAAGAGAGTGCTTGATATACGGCTTAAGGCCGCTAGAAGCTCTTACAGAGCCTTTGGCTATACACGGCGCAAAAACATACACAATAAAATTTGATGACGCTCCTATCGCTATGTGTGGCTCTGTACCACTAGATCAATCCAGCGCAAGGATATGGATGCTTGGCACAAACAGCATCACTAATAACTTTAGGCCATTTCTTAGAGGGTGCGCTGATGCAATAGAGCTACTGCACAGTGATTATGAGTACATAGAAAACTACGTTCCAGCCGATCATCATGAAACAATTATGTGGTTAAGCTGGTGCGGATTCACCTTTGATGATGTGACGTATGATATATGCGGTCATACTATGATGCGTTTTGTGCGTTGCAGAGAGAAACATAAAGGTGTTATTGCTGAATTAACACGGCCTGTAATGCACTGAGCGACCCGCAAGGATACTCGCGTTGAGGATGCCACACAGATAACCGCAAAACTGTAACTCAACAACCTTTAAGAGAAGGACTGTAAAATGGCGAATACTATCGACACCGCCTTTATTAAACAGTTTGAATCAGAGGTTCACATGGCTTATCAGCGCATGGGTTCTAAATTGCGGAACACAGTGCGTACAGTAAGTAATGTGAGTGGTTCAGTAGTTCGATTCCAAAAGATC